TCGCATCAAAGCCAAAGGTCCTGACGCTACATTGTCACAACCCATTACTGGATTGGATATCCAGGAAGACTCGTCTGCACCCAAAGGTACAAAGTCCTCATCAAACTGGACAGGGGCCTCAACGGCGCACACGCCCACCATTTCTTTTGTCTTTTTCCAGTACTTAATTGAATCGACCAGACGGTCGATCCCGGATAAGTCACTAACGATCATAGGTGGATCGTCGAAAGTGTAATCCGCGAGCAATGCTTCCTTTCTTTTCTGCTCCCACTCACGGGCGAAGCACGACAGAGTCGTCTCCCGCGGAGTGGTCTTTTTTGGCTGGAGCAACTTCCAGATCTTACGACCCGGTAGCCGCTCCCCAGGAAGAGCGCGCATTTCCCTTTGTAGAATCGACCGTTTCTTTCGTTGATTGTGGAGGTCGACCCACCGCTCCTCATCCCGGGCCCTGTGCACCTCACGGCGCAATACCACAGCCTCTTCCTCGCGCGATAGTCCGTAACCTTCGGGCAAAGGCACGACGGGGAATAGGTTGGTGAGTTCAGGTACCTTGGCAGCTGGACGGGCTGATATGGCGTGCTTCAATCGCTTAGAAGAGAGAATCGTTGCGATGAGGTCCCCGGGGAGGCGATGCGCAGTTTTTGTTTTCTGTCGAGCCAGTCTCGACACGTTAGCCAGCATCACCATCCGGAAACCCCTCGGAGTCTTTGTCGCCTCTCTAGCGAAACCCGCTACGTCTTCCACACCCTCCTCCATCCACAAGGAGCTCACATTCGTTTTCTTTTCCTCGATGCAGTTCTTGAATACGGTGGAATTGATTTCTCCGTATTCAGGGTCGGACATCGTCTTGTCTTTGTTGACGACAAGGCCTACTTGCGTTCCTTCGGCCTCAATCGCTTCGACTAGTCCCCCGCTACTGACATCTCGGGTCAACAAATCATCGCCGTTTATAAGACAGCGATGACCGGTCCATTCCTTGAACCGGATTTTCCCACTTGTCAAGAGCGTGGTTAACGCCATGTCGACGACGGTCTTGTTTACCAAGCAAAGCAGTGGAAAGCTCATCAAGCTCCCCATCGGCTGCCCGCTTTCTGCGGTGAACCCGTCAATCCGAAGATCGCCGAGAACGTCCAAGCACCGGACCTCGTCGTCACTCAAACCCACACTCTTTTGCTTTAGCACATCTATCATCGCGCGTACATACGCCAGCTTAATCTTGTCGGTCGCTGACGAATAGTCAAAACTGAGCCAGTTTGCACCGGCGCAGCCTTCGAGCAGATGCGCAAGCTTTTCATGGGTAGGGCTACCCACAAGAAGCCACCCCTTCCGTTTGAGGATCGAGTAGAGACAGGTGTGAAGGGGCTTGAGAACCTCGGAGTTGAAACTCGGGTAAAGAGTCACAAT